GCTATGCCCTCCGCCTGCTCAACGCCCTATCAGAGGGCTGTGGCGATGCGATTGGAGGAGTGATGGCTTTTAAGAGAGTCAAGATCGAGCAGCCATTTCAGTATCAAGGCCAGCTCTACGAGAAAGCGGACCGCGTACGGGACCGAAATGGCGCCTACAACGCTGTGGCCCTGGATGGCCGACGAGAATTATTTCTCGATCACACCGTAGTCGAGGCAATTTCCAATGAATAAGATGGGCCTGTTCATCCAGCCCCCAGGGGCTGGAATGGACCTGATAGCCAGATACAAACCGGCAGCCGTCCTGCTCATGGGGGCCACCGCGCAGCATATCCGGGAAGCCAGAGATGCCAGCCCGGAAACCGACATCCTGGTCTGGTGGCACGAAGACTGGCGCGGCTGGCAAACGACTGACCCGGGCCAATGGGCAGATCATATCGCAGCCGGCATCAAGGACTGCAAACCGGACGCCGTCGCCTTCTGGAATGAGAACCTGAGCCACGATCACCATTTCCTCTTCGCAGATTACGATGCCCGGCAAGCGGCCTACATCGACCGCATGCAGGATCACTATGGTATCCCGGTGGGTGGCTTTGCGATGGGAGAAGGCAACTTTACCAAGGATGGGCCCAACCTGGTCGAGTGCTTCCCCAAGAGCCTGGCCCGCCTGCAGTATATCTTCATCCATGAATACTGGTTCCCCCGCATACGAAGCCCGGGCATGGAGGGATACCATTGCCTGCGCTGGCCCTACTGGCTGGAGTGGCTGGATGCTGCCGGCCTGGGCCACATTCAGATTTACGTGACCGAATGCGGCCTGACCAGTCTGGTCAACAGAGCCGGCCCCGATGAAGGCTGGCTCGGAGAGACGGCCAAACGCTATGGCGTCACCGATGAGGCCTATTTTGACGATGTGGCCTACTACCATGCCCGCTGTTGCGCCGAGCCACGCGTCAAGGCCATGATCCCCTTTCTGGCCCTATCTTACCCGGGCCAGTGGGAGACTTTCAGACTAACCAGAAACCCGGCTCTGCTGGACCGTCTCATGGCCCTGGATGCACCGGGATCTTTACCAGGGCCAATACCAGAACCACCAGAACCAGCGCCAGAACCACCAGAACCAGCACCAGGAGATGCAACCATGACCATAGAAGTAATCGACGACAAGGGACAAACACTCTCGCCAGAATCTGCCACAGAATACCTGGCCCGCTATGGCATCAAATATCGTGAGCCTGCCGGATTGCACGAGGGCGATTGGTACTGGAAACTCATCCGGTTGGCATTTAAGCCCACCGCATCTTGGATATTTACCGTCCTCGATGAGAATGGCAAGCCCGTTGAGGGCCAGCAGACAGCCTTTGGCTGGTATGAAATGGACGACGAGGCCAACCAGGTTGGAGGCAATCCGTATGCTACCGACTGGTACAAACGAGCCGTGATGGGTCCCACAAACGTCAATGGAAATTGTGGCCATGCCATGACCACGAAGTGGTATCATGATGAATTCGAGCCCGGCCCGGGCTATGGTTGGGTTAGAGACCCTGTCAGACCTTCGACGGTAGTAGAAGATATTGGCATGTTGGGAGGTACAGACCACTGGACCCTGGTCGGGATCTGGCAGCTGCAGAAGTATGGCGGCCCTCCCCTCCCACCGGAGCCCCCACCACCAGAGCCTCCACCACAAGAGGGCTGGACAATGCGAGAGGAGTGGTTTCCTGCACCCGGTCTGCGCCTGATGATCGGTCACATGGCCGATCCGGGCATTGCGATCACGGTGACAGACCCATGGGGAAATCGTTTCACTACCCGCAGCGGAGATAAAGCCGACTATGGTGACGGGGGATGGGAGTTGACCTTTACCCACCCGGGGCTCTGCAGCGTCGATTTCCTGGACCAGCGCTTTTGGGTGCAGGTGGACAACAACACGGCAGTCCACCTCTACTTTCAGGAAGGTCCCGCACCCCCACCAATGGCCTATCTCATTTCGGGGAGCATGGAGATGGAAGAGGCAAAAGCCTTGCTGAAACGGCTTCGGGCTGCAGGCTTCGATGACTTCGCTCTCGAAGTAGAAGGGTAACCCTGGACTTTGCAGGCAAATGGCAGAGAACGACAACGCAGGCAACAAACACATCAATAACAACTATCTGAAAGACCCTCCACAGCAGACCGTGCCGGGCGTCGTGCTCTACCACGAAAAACCGGAGATGGACGAACGGATTCGGCAGGTTGCGACTCTGATCGAAGGCGGCTATGACCTGAACACCATCTGCCAAATGGTCGAGCGCGGGCCAACTCAGGTCAAAACCTACTTCCGGCAAATCCGCACCGCCCGGCTGATGTACATTCAAGCCTTCCCGGAAGAATTTGACTCCGGCCTGGCTGGACTGCACATGGCCATCCAGGAACGCCGCGATCTGGATCGGCTTCTGAGACGTGAGTACTACCACAGCACCCAAGACAGCAATCCATCCAACCGCGTGGGGATGCTCAAGCTGATCATGCGCAACATGCGCGAGTTGGAGGAGCTGACCGGCCTGTCCGTCCAGAGAATAGAGCACAGAGGAGAGATTGGTGTGAAGGACGATATGCGTACCCTGCTGGACCTGGCTCCGCCAGATTTACGGGAAGGATATCTCGATGCCCTGGCAGCCCTCGTCCATGCCGCAGAACAGTGTGGAGAGGCTCAATCATCTGACTCTGAGTGAAGGCCGGGCGCTCCTGGACTACTACCGCCCACCACCACCACCCACCGTGTTGGAGTGGGCTGAGGCCCACCGGGCCATCGATGGCCGGCCTTTCAGTCTCGACCGCTACCCATGCCTGGTACAAATCTACCAGGATGAATCGCCCTTTATCATCGTAGAGAAGGCTAACCAGATTGGCGCCTCAGAGTGGCTGCTAAATGTCAGCCTTCACGCTCTGGACGTGGGCGCCCCGGCTTTCGGCATCGCCCATATCAAGGAGAGTCTCAATGTGGGCTACGTTTTCCCGGCCTGGACACAGCTGCGGGACTTTTCAAAAGACCGCATCCGCAAAATAGCCGGAGAGACCGAGTACCTGACCGGGCTCCTATCTCCCATTCGTTATGGCCCCCTGCGCCGAGAGTCCGACCTGGGCCTCTACTTTATACGCAATAGCGCCTGGTATTTGCGAGGTGCCCATCGGCCCGACGACCAACTGGCCAGCTTCCCGGTAGATATCCTCATCATTGACGAGTATGATCTGATCACCGAGCGAGCGGTCAGTTTGGCCGAGAAACGCCTGCGAGCCTCGCCCCTGCGGCTGAAAAAGTATGTCTCGAAGCCGACCATCCCCAATGTCGGCATCGACAGGCTTTTTCTGGAATCCGACCAACACTGCTGGCAATTGCCCTGCCCGGCCTGTGGGGAGTGGCAGGAGCCGGATTTCTGGGAGAATGTGGCCAGAATAGAGAATGGCCGCGTGCAACGCTATGCCGACTGGACCAAGCTGCCGAGAGAGACCCTGCTGCGATCTACCTATGATTTTGTCTGCCGGCACTGCCAGCAGCCGATTCAGCGCAGCGGCCCCGGCCGATGGCTGGCCCAAAATCCAGATTCCTTGACCAGAGGCTATCGCATCCCCGGCCTGGTGGCTCCCTTCGTACCCCTCCTGGAAGTGGTCATGGGCAGCCTGGCCGAAGAGCCTGATGTCCTCCTGGAGTGGTACAGGGGCGATCTCGGCCTGGCCAAATCGCCCGAAGGGGGCCAACTGGCCTGGGACGATCTGGAGGGCTGCAACCGCGCCTATCAGATGGTGAGCTCCGAGAGACGGTGCACCATGGGCGTCGACGTGGGGGTCAAGCTCCACGTCCGCATCGGCTGTCACAGAGAAGGGGAATGGCAAGCTATCTGGATCGGCACCGTTGACGAATTTGAAGAGCTAGACGATTTGATGAGAGCCTACAATATCCGGTCGGCCGTCATCGATGCGCAGCCGGAAACCCGCAAGGCCAGGGACTTTTGCAAACGCTGGCCAGGCCGGGCGTGGATGGCCTATTATTACACCGGTGAGAAGCCTCCTGAGGTCCTGCAGTGGAAAGATGCCGATGCGGATAACGCCGGGCAGGTGACCATCGCCCGTACCGAGATGATGGATCGCGTGGCAGCCGCGCATCGCGAGAACCGTGATGGCCTGCCGGCCAATGCCCGCACCATCACCGACTTTTATCGTCACATGTGCTCGCCGGTCCGGGTGCTGGTCACCCGCGAGAAGGCCGATGGCACGCGCTATAAGGTGGCCGTCTACCTGGAAAGTGGCCCGGATCACTATTACCATGCTAGCGTCTATGAGAAGGCAGCCCGTGACAAAGTGCCTGCCACTGGCATCACCACCAGCGGCCTGACCGGCGAGTCCGCTTTTACCTAGATACCCATTTATAGATTGGGGATGCCGGGATCGGGGCCCCGATCCCGGCATCCCCTACCGTAGCCCTGAGCTTTGCCTGAAAAGGTCAGAAAACGATGTGGGAAGGATTCTCAGCTTTGCCTAATTACCTGGGCGGCAAGCGGCGCCTATGCCCGATCATTTTCCGGGAGATTGCCAATATCTACCCGACCCGGACCTGGTCAGCCCTGACTTTTCTCGACCCCTTCATGGGTGGGGGATCGGTCAGTTTGTATGCCAAAGCGCAAGGATTCAAAGTCCTGGCCAACGACCTGGCCTGGCGATCCTACCTGATCGGCAAAGGTATCGTGGAAAACAACGACACCAAGATCACCGACCAGGACCTCGGCCTTCTCTTTGCCCAACGGAACGGCTACGAGCCACTTGTGGAACAGAACTTTGTGCCCCATTGCTTCACGACGATGATGGCCCAGTTTCTGGACCTGGCCCTGGCCAATCTGCGAGAGGCCGATCTGGAAGAGACCCACCAGGCCTTGCTCTACACGGCCTTGATCCAGTACATGACCAGAGCCCGACCAGGGGGGCAATTTACCAATCGCATCCACATGATTCGTATCAGCGAGGGAGATTTTGATTCCATCTCCCAAGGATTCGTGCGCAACATCTCCGTCCGCGCAGCGATCATCCCACCGCCCATGAGGATGCGCCATATTCAAAAGTGCACCAATGCGGGGATTTTCATGGGACAAGCCCAGGTCTTTCAGGAAGACGCCCTGGCCTGGATGCCGGATCAGAAGGCTGATCTGGTTTATCTCGATCCGCCGTATTTTGGCAGCACATCGTATGAGGCCAATTACAGGATACTGGACAGTATCCTGGAAGGCCGGTTGTTGCCCAAGTATGTGCCGAGTCCATTCAACCGCCGAGAGACGGCCTTGCATTGCCTGGTCCAAATGTTCGAAGCGGTTGACCATGTCCCGACCTGGGTTTTCTCATTCGCAGACAACCCGGATGGGTTCGGCGCCCGGCAACTTTGCGAGCTCATCGAGGATTTCGACCGCATTCCCAAGGTAGTGCCACTCGAACATCGCTGGAGCGTGGCCACGACCGAGGACCACTATGAGCAAGGAGCCAAGGAACTCCTCGTGATCTGCACTCATGCCTGACGAAACCGAAACCAAAGCCTTTAAAGAGCTCGGCATCTCCACAGCCGGCCAGTGGGCCCTGAGCGGAGACGAACCTGAAGCCGAACAGAAGCTCCAGGGGATGGATGGGATCAAGACCTGGGAAGAGATGCGCCTGGGCGATCACACGGCCGGTGCGATCCTGGCCGGTCTGACCCTGCCCATTCGCCGCTCCACCTGGGAGGTGGAACCCGCCTCGAGCGGCGCAGCCGACGAAGAGGCGGCCGAGTTCCTGGCACAATGTATGGAGGACATGTCCCATTCCTGGTCGTCCATGATCGTGGATGCCTTGACTTTCTTCCCCTTTGGATGGGCCTATCTGGAACAGGTCATGAAGCGCCGGCAGGGGATCCCACCGGGCAAAGAGGCTGCCAGGAGCAAATACAATGATGGCCGGGTCGCCTGGCGAAAAATCTCCCTGCGGCCACAAACGACCTTGTCCGCCTGGCGCATCGATGACCATGGGGGGATTCATGGCATCGAGCAGGATATTCCGGAGAAAGAGCAGCCGGTCTTTATCCCCATTCAACGGAGCTTGCTCTTTCGCACCACCACCGAGGGCAACCGGCCCGAGGGCATCAGCATCTTCAGACAGGCCTGGCGACCCTGGGTGCACCGCAAGTCCCTGGAGATGACGGAGGGCATCGCCTACAAGCGCAACCTGGCCGGTATCCTGAAAGCCCGACTGGGCGCCGGTGCGACGACCGAGGCAGAAGCCGGCCGGGAATCTGACGAGTACAAAGCCCGGCAGATTCTCAAGGATGCCTATGAGGATCGCCTTGTTGGAGTGATCGAAACCGACCAGGTCGCGATCACCGTCCTGGACGGCCCAAAGGGTACACAGTTTGCGGCCATCGGCCGCTCGGTCGTCCGCAAAGACACCGAGATGGCCCGCTCGACCCTGGCGCACTTTATCACCCTGAGCCTGCAAGAGCGCGGCAGCTATGCCCTGGCCAAAGACGAAAGCGACCTTTTTCTCATGGCCGTGATGGCGTATCTCGATAGCATGACCGATGTTATCCAGCGATTCGCCGTCGAGAGGCTGTTTCGCTTCAACGTCTTTCCCAACATCACAGACATCCCGCAGATCAGGGCCACGGCGGTCTACAAGCCCGATCTGACTGAACTGGCCGAGTTCATCAACAACCTGGCCAATTGCCAGCTCTTGACCATAGACGATGGCCTGGAAGAGTATATTCGCTCCCTGGCCGATTTTCCAGAGCTGCCGGTCGAGCTCAGTCGCCAGGCCCGCCAGGAAGCAGAAGAAGACCAGCCTGAGAAGCCCCCCCCTGGTGCATCACCGGAAGGCCCATCCAGTGAGGAGGCCGGCCTGACAGCCGAAGAAGAGGATGCCGCCTATGCCACCAGGCGCCGATCTCCCAAACAGCGGGGCTATCTTTCAGCTACGGATGCCTATGAGCAAGGCCTGACCCAATCCTATCAAGACTGGGCTGGTGACACCTCCGGCCTGGACCTGGGGCCAGAGACCACCGAGGAAGAGCTATGGGCCCAGTTGGACGACTGGTTAGCGGTTGGCCTGCTGCTCCTGATGGAGAAGGGGTACCAGGATCTCCTGGCAGCCTATGTCCTGGGCTTTGGCTCACAGAAGATCGGACCAGAGGACCTGGAGCTGGTGGCAGAGGGCCAGCGCAAAAATGACGATTACCTGACCAATTCGCTCTTTGCCGATATCCGGGGCAAGCTCGAGGGGGAGATAGCAGCCATCCTGCTGTTGCTCAAATATGGCCGGCAGGACGAAGCCCTGCACCTGATCGAGCAGGTGGCCCTCAGCCTCGACTATAGGCCTGGCCTCTATGCCGGGACCTATTGGGAGATGATCCATGCCGGCATCGGCATGCGCCTGACCGAAAGGGGCGCCATCGAAGGCCCCCCGGTACGGCGGGTGCTCAACCCCCTGGCCCGGCACTGCACCACCTGCCCGCCCAAGGAACGCGAGTATGCCAACTGGGATGCGATGGTAGTCGAAGCCGGAGTGCCCGGCGATGGCAGCGACGAATGCGATGGCCGCTGCCGCTGTGGAGTACAAATCTTGCAGGATGGGGTCTGGGTCTGGTATTGACCCTGCCCTTTGCCTGCTAACTACAGAAAAAAAGGAGAGGTTGACATGAAAAAGCGATTAGCGGCACTGATCATTGTGGTGGCTATCCTCTTTGTAATCATTGGCATAGCCATCGCGGAAGAGATTGCCATCATTGCCACCGTTCCGTGGGAAGACTCGGACTGGCAAACGACCTGGCATGAAGTGAGCAGCCTAGAGCCCATTACCGCTGTTTTCACCGGCACCGTGCAGGTGCGCCGGCCAGCGTCTGGGGAGGTCATTTTCAGCCAGGATGCTGATACCACCTGCGTGCCACCAGAAGATCAGCCCGGCGTCGGTGCATGTCAGGTGCAGGCACCACCCATTGATACCGACGATTTCGAACCAGAGGAGCTTGAACTATGGAGCCGGGCGGGCTGGATAGTGCCGGGCTATCTCAAGCCGCTTTGGTTCATATGGAATCCTGCCGATTGCAATCTAGCCGGTGCGGGCTGCACCGTCATTGTGGGCACGGGAACGGGGGTAACCATTCCCCCATCATGCCGCTCAGCTATCGAAGATTGTGGGTCCGTTCAGGATGCTCAGGGCTACTGGCGCATGCGCACATTTAGAGGGACCAAGCTCTATGACATCTACCTGCCCCTTATCATGGTGGAGGAAAGTTGATCATGCCCTACAAAACGATCGGAGAGATCAACCCGGCTCTGAAGGGCATCAAACCCCCGATCACGTTGGCCCAGGCCAATATGATCGCCCGATGGGCAGATAGCATCGAAGAGAAGGGGACTGCCGAAAGCGCATGGGCCGCTGCCATCGCTCTCTTCAAGCGTACCCATCATGTGGAAGTGGGCAAGTGGATCAAGAATGAGGGCACGACCGCCGAACACGCCGACGAACCCACTGCTGAGGAGATGGAAGACGCTCTGCAAGCCTTGATCAAGGCTCTGCAAGGAGCCGGATTTGAGGTGACCACCTCCCTGCCTGCCACCGAGCCAGGCCTGGAGCCTTTTGGAGAAGCTGCCTATGTGGTCGACCTGCTCTCCGATCTGCCCCAAACAGATGAGGGCAAACCCGACTTCTCCCAACCTTTCCGTATTTTGCCCGTGGGACCGATCTACCGCTATGGACAGCGCACCGTGACGGTAGATGACATCGCCCTCTTCGAGGACAACTGGCGCAATCGCACTCGCCGAGGCATCCGCCGCGAGCGGGTGGCCATCGACGTCGAGCATGAGCCGGGAGCGATCGGCTACTATACCACCATTTTCGGCCAACAGGAGGAAGGGCTGTGGGCTAAAATCGCCCTGACCCCCCGAGGACGCAAAGTCCTGGCCGAACGCGACTTTTACTTTTTCAGCCCTTCCGTTGCCTGGGAAAGCCAGGACCGCAAAACAGGCGAACCCGTGCGCAATCAAATCGTCGGCGGGGCCCTGACCAACTACCCCGTCTTCGGGGACGATACCCGCCTGCCCCTGGCCTATTCAGAAGCGGCCCTGCACCGCATGCTGGCCGAAGGGCACGACATGAGCCAATATGCCGTGACCAAAGCTGGTGGCGATGGCAAGGACTACCCGGCCTCGGCCTTTCTAATTGTCGAGCACCCGCAGCAGCCGACCACCTGGCATCTGCGATTCAAGGAGTATGTGAATGGTGTGCTCACGGTCACCAAAAACATGTGCAGCAAAGCGGCCCAGGCCCTGAGTTCGGGAGGGTTCAGGGGCCAGCCGGTCCAACTGTCAGCCAAACACCGCGCAGAAGCCAAGAGCAAACTGCGCAGCCTATACCTAAATACCCTCAAAGTGCCTAAGGACCAGGTCCCGGCACATCTATTCTCAGAGAAAGGAGATGACACCATCATGCCCGAAGATCATACAATTCTTGAAACCCTGGCCGAATTGGTGGCCAAATTCAAACAGAGAGGAGGTGAACCCATGTCTAATGAGACCCCAACCCCGGACCCGGTGACCCTTGATCCCGAAGCCTTTGCTACCATGAAAGGCGAGCTCGCCACCCTGAAAACGGAAGTGGAGAAGCTCAGCCAAGAGCGTGACCAATTCGCTCAGAAACTGGATGCCAGCCAGCAACAACTGGCTGCAGAGACCATCGCTCGCCAGCTTCAGGAGATGACCATTCACGCTCAAAGTTATAGCCATCTGGCCTTGCCTCTGGAACTGCCCGAAGGGGCACCGGAAGGCAGCCTGACTGCGCCTCAGCACTTCGCCTGGCTGCAGAATGCAGACCAGACCGAAGGCAAGGTGCACTGGGCTTTTTTCAACGAGGTGTTCAAATCGGCCAATGCCGCTCTCGAGGAAGCCAGTATCTATGGCGAAATCGGCGCCTCTGCTGGCCCGACGCTCTCTGATGACGAAAAGCTCCACCGCGCAGCGGCAGCCTATGCCAAAGAGCATCAAGTTGACTACTTCACGGCCCTGAAAGCCGTCGCCGGGCAGCCTATGCCCACAGCCTAGTCCAATCATTGATGATCAATGATTGATGATCAATGATTGCCCATCAATCTGACAGAAAGGAGATAAACCATGTCGTATCAAGTAGGACCAGCCGAAGTGCCCGGTGGCGACCGTACCTTCAGGGTGAAGGCCAACGTGGACATCCTGCAGTACGCAGCCGTCATCCAAAGCAGCGGTGAGGATGGCGAAGTGGATGTGCCCGGCGCTGCCGGCGTCGCCTCCTGGGGCTTCGCACAAGAGGCCGTGGACTATTCAGAGGGCCAGCACTATGTGCTCGTCCGCACTATGGGATTCAGCAAAGCCATCGCCTTCGATGGAAACATCGTCGCCGGCGACTTCCTGCAGGTGGGCGATACCGATGGCCGTGTCGACACCGCTGCGTCAGGCGATTACGTGATCGCCAGGGCGAGCCAGGCCTCGGCAGCCAAAGGCGATGAAATCACCGTTCAGGTGCTGACCGGTGGCTATAAAATCCCTTAGGCCTGCACTTTGCAGCCAAACAACAGAAAAGGAGAATTACCATGCCTCAACTGGAAACTGTGCACGTCAAGGCGACCTTGTCTAATGTCGCCCTGGCCTACTTCCAACAGCCGGGCGTCTTTATCGCGGATATCCTAAGCCCTAACGTGCGCGTCAACAAGCAAGCCGACTACTATTATATTTTTGGCAGAGAGCATTTCAATATCCTCGATGCCAAAAGGCGTCCGGGAAGTACCCCGGTCGAAGTCAAACACACCGTCTCGACGGATCAGTTCTATTGTGAGGAGGACGCCCTGCGCGAGAAGGTGCCCGATGAGGAGCGAGAGAACGCGGATAATCCCATTGAACCCGAAGCCGATGCGTCCCGCTACACCGCAGAGCGCCTGCGCCTGATGCGCGAGTATCAGGTGGCCACCGTACTGACGACCGCAGCCAACTATCCCACCGGCTGGAAAGTCACCTTGACTGACGATGACCGATGGGATGTGTACACCTCCAGTGATCCGATCAGGGACATCCAAACGGCCATCGATAAGGTCAATGCTGAGGGAGCCCCGGCCAATACCCTCTGGATGGGGTACGAAGTCTGGAGCAAATTGAAACACCATCCCGACTTCCTGAACCGATTGCCAGGCAACAAGACGCAGATCGTAACCCCCGATCTTCTCAAGACGATCTGGGAGGAGCTGGAAACTGTGGCAATCGCGCGGGCTATCTACAACACGGCCCGCGAAGGGCAAGACCAAACCCTGGGTTATGTCTGGGGCAAGTTCTGTGGCATCATGCATTTGAACCAGTCGATGCCCAACAAGAAGGTGCCCAGCCACAACTATACCTTCGTCTGGCCCTATGCCATCCGACAGGGCCGCGTTCGTCGGGATGGACAGCCCGGCGCAGCCGGAGGGGCGGTCTATCAGGCTCGCGTCTATCGGCATGCCGATGAAGGCGCCCGGAGCGACTGGGTGGAAGTAGCCATGCGCACGGCGATCAAAATCACCGGAGACACGCTCGGCTATCTGTTCACCACGCCGATCTCGTAGTCCTGGGCGCAACCAAACAACAGAAAAAGAGAGGTGACACATGAACCAACTACGTCAAATGAACTGGCGTACTGGAGCCCTGGTTTTTTGCGTGGCCCTGTCTCTGGTCTTCAGTATTAGCGCCTACCGACTGGCCGGCAAGCAACTGCCGGCCTGGATCGAAGTCCGGGAAGGCCCGGTGGCCCATGGGATCGACAAGTTCTACCGTAACGCCTACTTCAAGGGAAACATCGAAGTGGCCGGAGACCTGGCGGTGGCAGGGGACACCGAACTGGGAACCGACTTGGCTCTCAGCGGCCCCGTGACCTTGACAACTCTGACAGTCACCGGCACCACCGATCTCCAAGACACGGTGGGAAACAGCACGGGGATCCTTGACATCGACGACATGGTCACGATCACCGGAGAACGGGACGCAACCACAGGGTACGATTACTTTCTGTATCTCAAGGGCGATCTGGATGGACAAGCCAGCGGAGCAAAGACCTACGGCCAGTTCATCGAAGTATCCCGACCTGCAGGAGCCGAAACGAATCACGGTAACATCGACGATGCCGGTCTGAAGGTCCGCGCGGAAACCAATGCCGTGACTCATACAGCGGGATATGTACTCAGAGGAGCGGATATCGAGGCAAAAACCGAAGATAACTGCGATCAAGGCACCTTGCAGGGAGCTCAGGTTACTGCGGTCACCGACTCGGGTGGAAGAACTACCACCCAAACCGCTCTCCGTGCGCACGCGGAAACCGAAGGAATCATCACGACTACCCTGCAAATCGCGGACTTTGAGTTAAATCGGAAGAACGCTACCGATCCCACAAACGAATGGGGGCTCAACATCCGAAACACCTCCAGCAGTGGAGGAGGTGCAGACGTCGCGCTGAGAATCGAATCCAGCTATGGTGCGGGTGGAGCGGCAGCTGATGACAACTGGGATTACTGCATCGACATGGAGCCTGCTGACGCTGCAGTCGCCGACATCCGCCTCAGTCAGGGTGAGACCATCTCAAATATCACCAATGGCCGGATAGAGCTGACCGCCATAACGACGACCCTCAGCAGCAACGTTGAGATCCCCGGCACTCTGGATGTGGGCGGCGACATCGCGGCGACGAACATCGCGGCCAGTGGTACGATCACCACCAGCAGCGACATCGAAGGCCTGGGTATCACGGCCATCGGCGATATCGCCGGGTCGAACATCAGGGCCAGCGGCGATATCCAGGGACTGACACTCGGTATCAGCGGGCTGATCACCACGAGTGACGACATCGAAGCGGTGAACATCAGGGCCAGCGGCGACGTCGCGGCGACGAACATCGCGGCTAGTGGAACGATCACCACCAGCAGCGACATCGAAGTGGTGAACATCAGGGCCAGCGGCGATATCCAGGGACTGGGGCCAGCGGCGATATCCAGGGACTGACACTCGGTATCAGCGGGCTGATCACCACGAGTGACGACATCGAAGCGGTGAACATCACCACCAGCGGCTTCGTAGCGCTCACGGCAGGAGACGTGTTGACAGCAACGGGAAACGGTTATGTCATTACGCCAACAGCGTCGTACCAACCCATCGATGCTGATGGGGCATATACTGCAACCGTCGCCGATGGTAGTCGGACAGGTCAGTTGCTGATCCTCATCAACCGGAGCAGCAACAACATCACGTTGACCGAGGCTGCGTACAATGCAGTAACTGGAGGCGATGTGGAGTTGACGGGCGGAGCCCACGACAGCCTGTCGTTGTTGTGGGACGGCACAAATTGGGTGCGGACAGCGAGCGCTGTAGACAACTAGCTACAATGTTCCCGGCCCGGATTGTCCATCACCTTCAGGGAAACCGCTTTGTCTACTGCGCCCAGGCCTGGCAACGGACAGCGGCGATGATCACCTGGCGAATTCCCATCACCTGTCCACCGGTGACGGCCGAGACCTTTGACCCGATCTGGATGGAAGGGAAGCGCTTGCTGATTTTCAAGCTACACGGCTATCCCGACGACCCCAATTGGTATGGCCTGGACCAGTCTGGCCAGAAGCCCATCGCCCTGACCCCTGACCTGGTCCGGAAAGCCAACCTGAGAGTGGCTATCGTGATAGCCATAGTGTGCCATGGGGCCGGGATGCAG